CCTAAACGAGTTAATTGGGATGATAATTGGTTTGCATCTAGAAAGTTAGATGGTGTAAGATGTATTACTATTGTAGGATTAGATGGAGAAGCAAAGTGTTATTCTAGAGTAGGTAATGAGTTTGAAACATTGCAAGTTGTTAAAGATGCGGTTAAACAATTGGGAGTAGTAGGAGTAGTATTTGATGGTGAAATTTGTTTAATGGACAAAGAAGGAAATGAAGATTTCCAAGGTATAATGAAACAAATTAAAAGAAAGGATCATACAATAGAAAATCCTAAATATGTAATGTTTGATTATTTGACCCAGACAGAGTTTGATGCTAAGACAAGTGAAAAGCCATTAGCAGAAAGAATATCTAGATTTGCTAAACTAGATGAAAGAATAAAAGATCAAGAATCATTATCAGTTCTAGAGCAAGTGGTTGTTAATGATGATGATCATTTTGCTGCTTTGAAAAGTAAAGCAGAAAAGGAAGGACATGAAGGAGTTATGTTGAGAAAAAATGTTGGTTATGAAGGTAAAAGATCTCAAAATTTATTGAAAGTAAAAAAGTTTTATGACGCGGAATATAAAGTTGAGAGTATTGATTTTGAAGATCATAGAATTATAAGAGAAGGAAGGGAAGAGGTAGTTAGAATGATGGCCCAAGCTTATATTAATCATAAAGGACATGAAGTAAAAGTTGGCTCAGGATGGAATCAAGAGCAAAGATTAAAGTATGAAGCTAATCCAGAATTAATTATAGGCAAGACAATTACCGTTCAATATTTTGAAGAAACTAAAAATCAACAAGGAGGTTTGAGTTTAAGATTTCCGACGGTAAAACATGTTTATGAAAATGGTAGAAATGTTTAGGAATTACGAGATAAATTTATTATATTAATATATGAAAGAAAATGTAAGATTGGGTTATGCATGTGTTAACATGACATTAACTAACCGACCTAAAAAATTAGGAGGCAGAGTAACAACATCAAGGACTGCTAGAAAAGTGACTTGGAAGAAAGGATCTGAAGATCCGAAAGATTGGGATTTACATTTATTAGGCGAGAGGACATTATTAAATGCAAACGACTTGTTACATTATCTACAATGGAATAATGAACATAACATTAAATTATTTAGATTAGGTTCTGAATTATTTCCATGGCATGATCAATATGAGTTACATCAGTTACCTCAGTTTAATGAAATATCAAAAAAATTATTAGAATGTGGTAACTATGCACGTGAACATGGAATTCGTATAACAACTCACCCAGGTCCATTTAATGTTTTAGGTTCTCCTAAATTAGATGTTGTAGAGCGTACAATTGTAAGTCTTGAAAGACATTCTGAGACATTTGATATTATGGGTTTTGAGCCTTCCTTTGAAAATAAAATTAATATTCATGTTGGTGGTTCATATGGTGGCGACTTTGTAGGCACATCAAAAAGATGGATTGCAGGTTGGCATAGATTATCTGATAACTGTAAGAAACGAATAGTATTAGAAAATGATGACAAGCCTAGTATGTGGTCAACAAAAATGTTATATCATTATTTTCATAAAGAAATAGGTATTCCAATTACATTTGATTACCACCACCATTCATTTCATCCAGATGAGATGTCAGAAGAAGCAGCATTAAAATTAGCCGCAACTACATGGCCTGATGATGTTAGACAGTGTACACATTATTCAGAAAGTAGAGCAAGAGAATTTCAAGATCCTAAAATTAGAGCACAAGCACATTCTGATTATATTAGAGATGAAATTAATACTTACGGACTTGATATAGATATTGTAATAGAAGCTAAGGCAAAAGAGTTGGCACTTTTAGAATATCGTAATATTTATGCGTATAATAATAAAAATAAAAAAGAAGTTTTACTATGAAAGACAGAGAAAATGTATTAAGACAGCTAGATGAAGCTGACAATATGATTGCAATAATTGATGATGCAGTTAATAAAGGTCGACCTATTGACCCTACTGAAATCAGAAATAGATTTAGAACTATTCGACAAAAATTAAAATTTGCAATAGACAGAGTAACCGCGAGCTAATAAATGAAACAAAGACTTTTTCCATTTATAATAGGATTAGCAGCACTTGCCGTGTCAGGCTCTGCTGCATTCTACTCTGTATTTGGATTGAGTAAATTATTTGCAGGTGCGAGTCTGCAAGTAATAATAATGGCCGGGTCGTTAGAATTTGCCAAATTAGTTTGTGCATCATTATTATACCAATATTGGGACTCAATAAATAAGTTCTTAAGATTTTATTTATCTGTAGCAGTATTTGTTTTAATGATAATTACAAGTGGTGGCATATATGGATTCCTATCTGGAGCCTATCAGGAAACAGCAACCAAATCAGAATTCCTAGATAAATCATTAGCTGTATTACAAACTAAACAAAATAGATTTGAAGAACAGAAGACAGATCTTAATTTAGAAAAGGTACAATTGAATACGACCATTTCTGATTTGAGAAAATCACTTTCAAATCCAACATCAGTATCATATTGGGATGAAACGGCACAACAAGTAATTACAACAACATCTAGTTCTACAAGAAGAGCATTACAATCAGAATTAAAAAGTACTATTGCAGATAGAGATACTATTAATGTAAGATTAGAAGCTGTAATGGATTCAGTTATGAGAATTGATACAGAATTATTAGATCTAGAAATTGGTAATGAAGAACAAAGAGAACTAGGTCCACTTAAATACTTATCAGAAACAACTGGTAAGGATATGGGACAAGTTGTTAATTGGTTTTTACTATTAATTATATTTGTATTCGATCCATTAGCAATTGCAATGGTAGTAGCAGCTAATTTTGCATTTACACAAATAAAATCTAAAGAAGATAATTTTAATATCCCAAATGAAGTTCCTGACATGCGGGAACCTTTAGGCGATTGGGCAGACCAAGAAATAGTTATTGAAGATGAAGAATTAGATCAAGAAGAAATGATCAAAAAGAATGAAGAAATTTTAGCTACACCCAAAGAAGATATTTATAAAGAAAAGCAAAAACCAGAAGATGATAACCCACCTGAAGAAAGGAATAATGGTTATTGGAATTAATATTAAATAATAAGTTATGGCAAAGAAAAAAGTTACAAAACACAATTTTAAGACAAAAAGAAAAGATGGTAAGACATTAATGATATGTCGAAATAGTATTGCAGATACTAACTACAACTTATGGTCATTTCTAGAAAAACATCCTAGATGTAATGAATGGGTTGAAACAAATGCAAATGTTACAGCTGTACTATGTTGGCGATGTGTTAATAAGACGGTAGGTCCGCCTGAGATAAAGGGTGGGTATGTATCAAAAGGTAGACCTCGAGGGTGGCAGTTTATGAAAGAGTTTGTAGACCCACAAGGAAATGTATTTCATAAAGGTAAGGAACAGGTCGACCTTAAAGGTACATTAGAACCAACTAAGATTGACACTACTCCTAAAAAGAAATTATCTAAACAAGAAAAAATAGATCTTAAGAATGCTATTTATGAACAAATGGCATTAGTTAAAGGCAATCTTAAAAAAGCAAAATTCAAAAAAGATCTAAAAAAAGGTGATTCAGAATTAAAAAGATTGAATCGACAATTGAAAAAGATTCGATAATCTTTGGACTTATGAAATATTTTCTTTATATTATAATAAATTAGAAAAGATTATATGAGTATATACGAAGAAAAACAGCAGAAAGAACCATTGGTAGTAGAAGAACCTCAAGGAAAATTATATGAGGCATTACATAATCAGTTAGGTACATTATTAGATTATGAAGATTCAGTTATTTTTATTAATGATGAAATTAATGATCATACATTGACAGATTTTATTATTCGTATGCGAAGTTTACTACAACATCGAAAAAATAAATCAGCCCCAATCAATTTAATGATTAATAGTCCAGGAGGAGATATTTATGAAATGTTTGGTATCATTGATTATATAGAATCATTAGATGTTAAAGTTAATACAATATGTAGAGGAAGAGCATTTTCAGCAGCTGCTATTATATTAACATGTGGTACTGGGTCAAGGATGATGAGTAAACGTTCAACCGTAATGTTTCATCAATCATCGAGCTTCCTTGGAGGTAAAATGAGTGATATAACGGCATATCTAGATAATGTTAAAAGTTTAGAAGTAATTATATATGATATGTTAGCTGCAAAAACAAATAAGGATGCTGAATGGTGGAAAAACAAAATGAGATCAGATTGTTTTTTGACAGCAGATGAATTAATAGAAATAGGTGTAATAGATCAAATTATATAAAATATGAAATTAACAGCAGAACAAATAGTAGAAAATTGGAATGACCTAATAAAAGTTATTGATGATAACTTTGAAGGTGAAAGAAAAGATAAACTAAAAGCAATGTATATGGACATGGAAGAAAGAATGTGTATGCAACCTGCTTCTAGTTTCGATCATTACCATAATGCATTTGAAGGTGGATATGTAGACCATGTATTGCGAGTAGTTAAATGTGCTAAACAAGTATATATGTTATGGAAAGGAATGGGATCTGATTGTGATGGATATACAATGGAAGAGTTGATCTTTGTTGCATTGAATCATGATATAGGTAAAATGGGATTTCCTGGAGAAGGTAATGAAATATATATTCCTAATGATTCTGAGTGGCATAGAAAGAATCAAGGAAAGATGTATAAAATCAATCCTAACAATGATTTTAGCCTCGTAAATGACCTATCTATATATTTGTTGCAACATTATAATATCAGCATCACTTGGAACGAAATGTTAGGTATAAAATTGACAGATGGGTTATATGATGAAAGTAATAAACCTTACTTTATGTCAAGGACAGCAGATTCTAAATTAAAGACTAATTTAGGATATGTAATGCATCAAGCAGATTGTATGGCTGCTAGAATTGAATTTGAAATGTGGTATAAAAATAAACCAACTCAATCAGCGCCAATTAAAAAGCAATATGCAAAAAAAGGATTATCAGAACCTAGTGTAAATGCACAGGAAATGTTTAAAGATTTATTTGGAGATAAATAATGTTAACAACAATAATAGTATTATCAGTAGTTTTAACGGCATCAGTTGTCGTAAATATTAACCAGTTACGTAAACAAGAATCTCAATCTGAATATATTGAGGAATTGGAAAATTCAAATACCGAGTTTTATAATTTTTTTGCAAAGTTAAAAACTCAAATTGGAACATCTCATTCTAAACTTAAACAGATTGATAGATTAGGTTCGTTTGAATCCGATGATGAAACAGGATTTGCCTTTAAAGAACTTAAAGATATATACGATGACTTAAATAGAGGCTTTTAATGACAGAACAAGAAGAAATAGAAATTACATATCCGGAAGGCGAATCACCTGTAGATAAATTTTATATTTGGCATGCTAAAGAAATGAAAGACCTAGAAGAAAATGGTCCTAAAAAGCGCCGAGGAAGAAAACCTAGTAAAAAACAATACTTTACATATATAACAGACAAAGCAATTATTGCATATAATTTTGAACCTAGTTGGTCAAAAAGAAATAGAGTTTTTAAAGATTATATAAATTATCCATTTAATAAATTAGTTGAAAATATTTATCATACATTTAGATTTAGTTATTTTGATGTACCGTATGAAGATGTTAAAGCAGAAGTAGTAGCATTTTTAGTACAAAAGATAAATAAATTTCAAGAAGGTAAAGGTAAAGCATTTTCATATTTTTCAATTGTAGCTAAAAACTATCTAATTATACAAAATAATGCTAACTATGCAAAAATGAAGCAGCGATCAGAACTGAGTGTTGTTGACGATTCTAGGAACTTAGCCGGAGAAGCAGCACTAAATGATCATCAGGAAGCATTAAAAGATTTTACTAATCAATGGTGTGATTGGTATGATGACAATCTTAATAGAGTCTTTTCAAATAAACGTGATATTATTGTAGCAGATACTATTATTGAATTATTTCGTATGCGAGATAATATAGAAAACTTTAATAAGAAGGCTCTTTATATTTTAATCAGAGAAAGAACCGGTCTTAAGACCCAAAACATTACTAAGGTAATAAATGTAATGAAACGAGATTATGCTAAGATGTGGTCTATTTATAATAAAAGTGGCCATATAATAGGCAGCTGCTAATCTTATAGTTCTTATATTTATATTAAAGGACTTATATGAGCAACGAATACGAACTCTTTAAAGGTACAAATTTTTCTGACTTGATGCGTGATATATATCATAATTCAAAAAAGAAAGATCGTCAAATCGATGGATTGATAAAAGAACTTCAACCATTGATAAAAAATACAGGCGATGCTACAGTTATTGTACCCATGATTAAAGATTACCTTGAAGTTTCTGTCAAGAATGACGATGCATTGGTAAAATTGGCAGCAGTTGTACAACGACTAATGAGTGCAACAAGTAAAGATGATGATGGGAATGAGTTTGGTCTAACTGACGAAGAAAGATCTAGACTTATTGAAGAGGCAGAATCAGAAATTGAAAAATTAAAAACAGACAAGCCAGAACAAACACAGGAGATATCAGATGTCAGTAGAGACAGCGGAAGTAATAGGGATAGACAAGGCATTTAAACCATCTCGGAGCAAATTAGGTGTTCCGTTAAATTTAGGTGCTGTAAAGATTCGATTAGCGTCGAAGCAAACCGGAGGATCTCCTAGGATCGAACGATTTGCATTTCCTATGTTTAATTTTCAACAAGTGCCATTGGTAGGAGAACATATTGCAGTCCTTAAAGGACCATCAAGTATGACAAATCCTGGGACAATGGCGTCATCATATTTTTATTTAGGTCCAATTTCTATACATGGTAATAATCATTTGAATCCTATGCCAGGGTCAATGGATGTATCAAAAGCTGGAGGAGGAGGATTGGGATTAGCTGCTTCTGTTGGTGCAGCTGCAGCAGGTAAATTTAGATACAAGCCGGGCGATAACTTTACAGAGAAAAAGGATGTACTTAAATTACAGCCATATGAGGGTGATTTAATAATAGAAGGACGTAATAGACAATCAATTAGATTGGGTTCTTCAATGATAGGAAATACTATGCAATATGCTAAACAAGCATTTTACAAAGGTAAACAAAATTCTCCTATTACAATTATATCCAATGGCCATAAAAAAGGAGGACCTGCTGCTGTTGCAAAGATTGGAGTTGGTAGACTTAGCAAATCATTTTCAACCCCAACATATGGATTAGAAAATCCTGATACCACTGATAGTATTTTTATTATGTCATCTGATCATAAGATTAGTATGAAGTTAGCAAAGACATCAAAGAAATATGGAGAGGGGGTTGAAAAACTATCTGTTTATTTAAAACCTCAAATGATTGCATCGTCAGATAGAATTATCCTAAATGCTAAAAAAGATGAAATCTTATTAATAGCTAAGAAAGATGTTAAAATAGTAACAAAAGGTTGGAATAGCGATATGGATAAGTTTTTTGATACTATGTTAGATTTTATGGAGGAGGTAATTAAACAAAATACAGAGTTGGAAAAATTACATAAAGAACTAGGTGCCGTGTCTCAAGCTAATGCTAGTTCTATACACCCTACTGGTGTTGGGCCATCTGGTCCACCAACTAATGCTGGATCGTTTATTAAATCTAAAGGAAAGGCATCTGCTGGTGCTTCAAAAACAAAATCAATTCGTAATTCAATTACTAAATTGAAAAATGTTATTAAAAAAATGAAAGGGTAATTATGCCTGCAGTTTGGCCCTCATTTCAATCACAATTAGTAAATTATCTTACAAGTAATAAAGCTTCCGGGACATCAGAAACTGCTAGGAAGATAGGAACATTATATCATCAAGCAGTACGTTCTGCAATGCCATTAATGGTTCCAGGGGCAACACCTTTAGGCGGGTCAGCTCAAATAATATCTAAAGGGTTTGAAGCGTCCTTTAAATTGGGTACTGCATTAGGTGGAGTTCCGAGCAATCCTGCTATATGGGCTCCTGCAGGATCTGCTATATCATTATATTGGACAGGGATGTCATTTAGTCCAGTACCACCTCCATCATGGATATCAGGAGCAAATATTACAACATTTCCGGGTGTTCCTCCTATACCACAAATATATTCTGCAATGAAAGCAAATTCAGCTGTTGGAGTAGCATCTGGGCTAGTAGGCGCGTTTACTACTCATCTAGCATCAGTTAGTGGAATATTCACCGGACCAAATGCAGGGTCGGCCGGAGCTCCTATACCTTTTCCATGGGTTGCTATAGCCTAATTTGAAGTTAACTGATATTTATTAAAAAGGGAATTATCAATGAAAACACAAGGATTTATAAAGTTATTACGTAAGGTAATTAGAGAAGAAGTTCGTAACGTTATTAAAGAAGAACTTAAACCAATGTTAAATGAAGAAAATGTTCAACAACAAAACATTAGCCTTCATGAAGCAATGAATACTCCAGAAGTATCTAATCAAAAAATTACAAAAAAGCAGTTCACAAAAAATCCATTATTAAATGATTTATTAAATGAGACGGCAGCAATGCCTGCATCACAAGAATTAGTAGATTATTCGTCAATGAATTTTAAATCAGAAATGGCAGAATCATTTGGTATGGAACGACAAGCTCCAATGAGATCTGAGAGGCCTTTAGCAACAAAAGGAATTAATGGCGAAGGTATTGATATGTCAAATGAAAATGTTGCTTCAACAGTAAATGCTATGACAAAAGATTATTCTGGAGTAATGAAAGCAATGAATAAATTAGATAAACAAAAAGGTAAAAAATAGTGTCAAGAACGATATATCAAATAGCACCCATACAAATCGGAGAACAACAAGGAGTTGGTATATTGTTGCCTATGAATAAAGCAGCTCATGCAAATAATACTAATTTAAATTCAATCCTAGGACAATCTAGTAATGTAGGACAAGATTATAAAACTACAAAAGGTGGAGCTAGTGTATTTGCTCAATCATATAGTACAGAAGAACAAGCTATTAGTAATTTAAAAAATTTATTGGCAACAAATATGGGTGAGCGATTTATGCAACCTTTATTTGGAACAAAAATAAGAGAAGCAGTATTCCAACCTAATACGTTAAATTTAGAAGAATTTATAAAAGAAACTATAACAGAGGCAATTAATAAATGGTTGCCATATATTAATTTGCAAGGCGTTGATATAGTACGTGATGTTGAAGTTTATACATTTGCAATAAAAGTTAATTTTTCAGTAACAGTGACTGGCGCTAACCGTGTAATAGTCGTATTAGCAAATGAAAGAAATATTAATGTTGTTTCTGAAGCATCAAATCTTCCGACTGCATTAACAGCCGTAGATACATTTGGTGATGTATTTGCATCAGGAGGATATTAAGGAGATAAAGAATGGCACAAATAAAAAAAGACGTTAGATATTTAGGTAAAGATTTTAGTCAATTTAGACAAAATTTAATAACATTTGCCAAACAATATTTTCCAGGAACATATCAAGATTTCAATGAATCATCGCCAGGTATGATGTTTATAGAAATGGCATCCTACGTAGGTGATGTATTATCATACTATTCAGATCAAAATTTTAGAGAATCTTTGCTTTCTAGTGCACAAGAAGATTCAAATGTGATTGCACTTTCTCACTTATTTGGATATAAGCCAAAAGTAGGTACTCCATCACAAGTAAAATTAAGTATGTATCAATTAGTACCGGCTATAGGATCAGGTAACAATATAGCACCTGATTATAGATATGCACTTTCTCTTCAGAGTGGGTGTAATATTACAGATGAAGATGGAAAAATTACGTTCCGGACTTCTCAAAATGTTGATTTCAATGATAATGCAGATGTATCGGTATATGAATTAAATGCATCTGGTGAGCCATCTAGATTTACATTAAGGAAAGAAGTGACGGCTGTCTCCGGAGAACAATTAGTAAAAGATTTTGTATTTGAAGACCCAAAACAATATGATAAAATTTTATTACCAGAACATAATGTATTAGAAATATTATCAGTATCAAGTGATACAGGATATTCATGGAGTCAGGTTGATTATTTAGCACAAGATACTATATTTGAAGATATTGCTAATATTCCATTTAATGATCCAGAACTATCAGAGTTTAGATCAACAGTACCATATATTTTAAAGTTAAGAAAAACACCTAGAAGATATGTAGCACGAATTAGAGGTGATTTACGTACTGAACTTCAATTTGGTGCAGGGATATCATCTGATGCTGATGAAGAAATTATACCTAATCCAAAAAATGTTGGAGCAGGTTTAGAATACTTACGAAGAACGACAACATCTGCAATTGACCCAACAAACTTTTTAGCAACTAGTACATATGGATTAGCTCCTAATAATGAAACATTAACTATAACATATACAGTAGGAGGAGATGTATCAGATAATGTGCCTGTTAATACATTAGTAAAAGTAATAGATCCAGTATTCTTAAATGATAATCCTACTATAAATTTAACAGATACAAAAGCTACATTAGCTGTTAATAATACCGAACCTGGACAGGGTGGTAATAAACGAGAGAGTGTTGAAGCAATTCGACAAAATGCTATATCAGCGTTTGCTGCTCAAAACAGAGCTGTAACAAGAGAAGATTATATTGCTCGATGCTATGCAATGCCGGCCAGATTTGGGACGGTAGCAAAGGCATATGTAATACAAGATACACAACAAGATACTATGGATCAATTATATCCTCGCGATACTATACCAAATCAATTAGCATTAAATTTGTATGTATTAGGGTATGATACCAATGGTAAATTATTAGCACTTAATAATGCACTAAAAGAAAATTTACGTACTTATCTTTCTAATTTTAGAATGTTAACAGATGCTATTAATATTAAAGCAGCACATATAGTAAATATTGGCATTGAATTTGAAATAGTTCCAAGACCAGATTCAAATTCAAATGAAGTTATTATAAATTGTATCGATCGATTAAAGAAGATGTTTAATATTGATAGGATGCAAATTAACGGTAGTATTAATTTATCATCAATTGTGTCTGAATTAGATGGTGTTAATGGAGTACAAAGTGTTGCTAAGTTGACAATTTATAATAAAGTTGAAGGTAGTTATTCTAACGTTGTCTATGATATAGATACATCTACGAAAAATAATATTATCTATCCATCATTAGACCCAATGATATTTGAAATTAAATATCCAGAAACAGATATTAAAGGTAGAATAATTAAGCCATAGGAGAAAAAATATGCATAGAATATATTACGCAGAGAAAGATACAACATTATACGAAAGACGACCAGAAAGAAATACTGGCGTTGACCAAGTGATTGAATTAATAAAAATTGCATCGGGGTCACGATCTTTTGAAAATGGAATTGATTTAGGTATACAAGCTAATACATATAATACAAGAATATTAATTGATTTTGGAAATGAGATAACATCATTATCTCAATCAATTGCTGCAGGAGATATTCCTGAGATAAATAATGTTCTAGCTAGTGCACCATTATCGGCATCTGTTTATTTAAATTTACATGCAACAGATGCATCCGACTTAATTAAAAAATATGAATTATTTGCTTATCCTGTTTCAGAATCATGGGATAATGGCACTGGTACATTTTCTGATTCACCGGAGGCTCGAATTGGAGCATCATGGTTATATCGAAGAGGAGATGCAAAGGCAGATGCAGCAACAGCATGGAATACAGGTTCAGCAAATAGTAATGTCGATGGTGTAGGAGTTAGTGAACTACAAGGTGGTGGTACATATTTCCTTAGTGCAGATAATGGCTTTGGACCAGAAGGACATGCTGAACTGACTAGTCAGATTTTTAATAATCAATCACCTGATGTAAGAATGGATGTAACTTCAATAGTTAAAGGATGGATTGATGGAGACCGACCAAATTATGGGTTTATGGTTAAACGTAGCAGAATAGATGAAAGATCAGGAGAAGTTTTAGGTTCATTGAAATTCTTTGGTAGAGAATCTCATACAATATTTGTTCCAAGATTGGAAGTATGTTGGGATGACATAGTTAATGCAGGTGGAACAAGTACAATATCATCTGATACATATGTACCATATTTTAAAAATATTAAATCAGAATATAGAACATCAGAGATTGCAAGATTTAGAATAGGAGTTCGACCAGAATTTCCAACTAAATCATATGTTACGTCTTCATTCTATCTAACAAATGATAGGCTTCCTGCATCAAGCTCATATGAAATTATTGATTCTGTAACAAATGATGTTATTATAAAAGATGAAAATATATGGAGCAGTTCAACAACAAAGATAAGTAATGATAGTAATGGCAGTTATTTCAATTTAAGAATGGATTCGTTTATGCCAGAAAGATATTATAAAATAAAGTTAACATGTAGAAGAACAAATGATACACAGACATTTGATGACTTTTACTTTAAGGTAGTGAGATAATATGGCAAGCGGTAAAACAACAGCAGAAGATTCGGTAAGCTTAAAAAATTTACTAATTGATATAATGCGTACGCAGTATCCGGATATTGCCGCATATCAAAATGGACAGACTTTATATGCTCCAGAATCTCCTATAGAAGATGCTCCACAAGACCCTATAGAAACACCAAGGACAGCTGATGGAGGATTTTATATTAATACATCAGAGATAGTTAATAAAGAGTCTTTGACATTAAATAATTTAGTGTCGATAGAGCCTATAAACGGCATGGAAGAACGAACACAAGAACTTCTAGATCAAGGTTTTGACTTTTTCAGTTCTGAAGTACCTGTAACAGAAGCACCGGCCGGAGAAATAGAAACAGATATATTCATATCTACAGTAGATTTCAATACGAATGATGCACATGATCTTTTTATACGAGAAGCTGCTGAAGTAGCAGCCAATCCTACGTATCCAGGATTAGTCTATTATATCTTAAGAGGAGAAGAGTATGCTATTCGATCTTATAAAACGTTAGAAGTAATGTTGGCAGAACGTGGCCTAGACTATTCAGATATACGTTATGCAACTAGTGATGATCGTCAGAAGTATAAATTAGATAGAGCCACTAAAACACAACCTAGTTTAGCTACAAGATGGGGGTATCAAATAAGATTCCAATCCGGATATAGACCTGTTGCACCTTTTGTAAGAGATCCAGCTGATTATTATAAAGCTAATGAGGTAAATGAATTTGGGACTCCGTATTTGCAGACAGTGTACGAAGGTCAGAGTTATAAAGAAAAATTACGTACAATATATGAAGGTAAAGCTTGTATATATGATATTTTCTTTGATAACACCGAGACAGTCGGCAATGATGCAAAACCTAATCCCAATTTTGGACAACCAACTGGATGCGATGTTGCAGCAATTAGAATAATGACATTAGGTTATTGGAAATGGTTAGATGATACAAATGTTTTAAGAATGTATAATGAAGTTAATGGATTTGGAGCAGATATACCATCAACAAGAGTGCCTGCTATTATAAATTTGTTTAAGGCAGGAGGAGTTACAAATTTTGAAGCAGCATATGCAGGTCCAATTAGAAAGAAAAATGGTTCACAACAAACCGGAGGAGGAATAACAAATCATGATGGATTTTTAAGTGGGTGGAATGATTTTCCTCATATTACTAGTCAAAATATTTTAAATAGATCAGAATATGAAAACTATTTAGATATTTCTAATAACGGCAATCCATTTGATTTAGAATATATGAAACCATATGAGCCAGCCGGGTCGGTTAAATATTATAGTACAGGAACAACTAATCAGTTAGCCCAAGATGCATTAGCAGAGCTTGATGACTTACAAGATCAATTAAATGAACAATATCAATTAGATGCTCTTAAGGCACAAATACATGTAGATATAGATGATGCATTATCTGAAATCAATTTGGTTTTATCTGGCCAATACACTCCAGAAGGAATGCAAGACGATTTAATTAGATTAGAAACACAAAGGACGCTGTTTTTACGTGATGTCCAATTAATATTCAATACAAATGCAGATTACTTGGTATCCAATAATAGACCTGATGTAAGGTCTAATTCTTTTATAACTGAAAGAATTAGTACTGGAGAAGATTTGGGTTCTGATTCTAATCTATTCCGATCGGCTTTGTTATTACCACAATCAGGTTTAACTTATTTAGATCAAGGATTAGCTAAATGGATATACAATAATAAGTTTTGGCATGCGCCAGGCTCGCCTGTTACAATATTTGGTCCTGGTACGTTTCAAAATTTAATGTACAGACATCCTAATGGAGTGCCATATAATCCTGATGATCATACGCTTGTAGAGTCTTTAATGGAAAATAATCGACTAGCATATGCAATTAGTACTAGGATACCATTTAATGAAGGTGTTAGTTGGAATAGAGATTTATCAGCTCCTGCAGAAAATCCGTTATATGAAACTCAACAAGTTTCGGAATATGGAACTTTGACAGATACGCCAACGCAACTTGATAATTATATTGATACATTAGATTATCTAACACGAACAACTGGTAATGGATCGATGGAACGATATTCTAAATTAATGCAATTGGAAGATGAGTTTGAAGATCTACATACACATTTACTTGATAAAACAAAACATAGATATCGTAGTCAAATTATAGGATTATTGGAGGGACATAATACGGACTCGACTCAACATAGAGGTTATACAGATATATACAATGAGTATATTGAAGTTAGAGATCAAGTGGTTGGTACTGAATCTGGCGAGACGATGATGTATGAAGGTAATAGAGCCATGATGTTTGCTATATATTTTCATATAGCTTATTATAGATATACAATGCTAGAATTAGGATATAATGTAGTTTGGCCTTCAAAATCATATCAAAGAATAATAAATTATCTACCTGAATTAGGTGAAGATGTTGAATTATATTTCGGAAAAAATATTTTTGATCAAGAGTACAGTGACCAATATCAAGGATTGGTGGAAAAATATCATATAGCTATGCAAAGAACTGAGAATGCATTTAATTCTGCTTTGGATGGATATCAACAAGGCGAGTATACAGATGAGAATCCTGGATTTTTCCAGCAATATACATATAGTCATGGGCCTGCAGATGAGGCTTACCAAGTTGATGATTTTGATATGTTTTATGGTTGGATGGCGGCGTTTGGGCCTGATGCCGAAATCAATGAAGGTCCACAAGATGGAGATTTTGCAGGAAGTAATGACCCGGATGGCGTCTATGGATATAGTTAATGATTTGGCAATATGGAAAATATAAATGGAATTGGCAACGTGAGAAACCAACTCAAATAAAATTTGATAAATGGAAATATGATTTTTTATCTTTACCAGACATACATAAATATAATGTTTGGTTAACTGGAGGGTTTTTAGAAGGATGGGACACATGGGATATTGATATTGTGTTGACGGGGCCGTATAAACCAAAACTAATTAAATCATTATTATATAATGGAACTAATTTAGGAATTAAAAAGTATAATATGTTCGTAGATGTTACATATCAAATATCACCAAATACAATACAAAAGTTTTGTAATAATATGTCACCAAAAGTTGTAAAAAAAATTGTTTTAGGAAATTCATTATCACAAGATAATAAATTAATTTCATTTAGTAAATTTGGCCGGAAAATAAATTCCGAATTATCTGTCCGGTACGATATTTATCCTAAAGAGAAGCATTTAAGTAGAACTTATAGAAAACAGCCTTACAGGTTAACAAAATAAAATTATGTCATTAGATAGATTTATAAATAAAGAAGAATTGTTATCGAAACAATCTAGCCAGCCAAATAAATGGACTGAAGAATTAGTTTCTTCAAATCTGTTAGGTAATCTAGCTATAGATATGCCGGGTACTTTTCAAGGCGCAATGGTAAATGGTGTACCTGTTTCAAATGCCGATGTAAGATCTAATATTGAAGCTCATATATATTCTCCAGGCGGAGATTATCTAGATTCGGCATATATGCTTACATCACGTTTAGATACAAATAACAAACTTGGTATTAATACATCAGATTTTGCTAATAAAATTAATGTAAAATCTGGAAATTATCTAGCTGTATTTAATATTCATAATTCATTATCAATTGCGGGTGATTATAATGATAGAGGACTTAAAATTGTCGAAATATCTCCGGACCGTAAAGAGATTTATTTACGAGGAAATCCGGCATGTAGTAAATATGATCGTTATTTGTCATCAATATCTGATGGTTTATTAATAATACCTGAAATTAGAAAAACATTAGTTGCAGGTAATCTTGTACTTAATTTTGGAAAGAATCGTGTAAGTACAATTGTAAATATAAATGGATGGAATGACTCGGATGGTATGGTAGTCAAACTATTAAAACCATTGAATGAAGAAGTTGGTGAGTCGGATCTTGCATGGATAGATTCTGAACTAGCCGATCCTACAGTATTTAGTATTGTTTTAGATATAACGCCAGAAGATGTAAAGGTATATATACGTCGTGCTAATTTTGATGCAGAGTCAAATTATAATATTATAACAGAAACAGACTTCAAGAATTATACAGAGTTATTAGGAAAGTCTACATCGACATCAGAACAAATTGTACAACAATTGTTAAGTGGATCTTTTTCAGATCCTATAGGCATCGATTATTCTGGATTTCAAAACTTTGTATTTTATTCATCTGCTGCAGAACGATTAGCTAATTTTAAATATAAATTACAGCAGATTGAACATTATGATAATCAAATATCTTTATTACAACTATCATCATCGATTATACCAACCCTAGGAACAGATAAAGCATTAGCAGAGTCACGTAAAACATCTGTTATTGGCACATTTGATGGATTTGAAAAATGGTTATATAATGAACCAACAAGTAGTTTATTTACTCATCAAGATGTATATGACCAAGCCCATACAAACGGCAATCCTACTAGATTAGAGGGAGGTGTATTGGCATCCGATGTATATCAGATACAACCATTTCCTAAATTTATAACAGGTAGTAGTGATCCTGATGGGGCTGGAGAATATACATTACATGGGTCGGAATCTACATTAGGTACAGAATGGTATAACGGGACATTAGCATCCGCATCATTATATGATTCAGAAAATGAAAAAATATTACTTAATTCAATACCAGAACATATAAGGTTAGATTCTAATAATGATCAATATGAATTATTTGTTAATATGATAGGACATCATTTTGATATATTATATTCTTATGCAGATGCATTAGCAAAAACTTATCATCCAATTGAACATCCTAAGTTAGGACATACAAAAGATACATTATATCAAGTTGCTGAATCATTAGGCTGGAAATTATTTAATGGAAAACAAGCTTCAGCATTATGGCAATATAAACTAGGAAAGAGTGAGACTGGATCATTGGCTTCAACAGGAAGTATATTTACTAAAACTGATGAAGACATTACTACAGAGGTTTGGCGTAGAATTGTTAACAATTTACCTTATTTACTTAAAACTAAAGGTACTGCAAGAGGTATAAAGTCATTAATGAATACATATGGTATCCCTCAGACTTTACTTAGTATTAGAGAATATGGCGGTCCGGCAGTTGCAGAAGATAAACCAACATTAATTGAAGATAGGTTTTCATATGCATTACAATTTGATGGCGGAAAGGGTGTAGATGCTATAGATTCACCTCATATTAAATATAATCCAAGAAATTATACTACCAATATTGGATCATGGGGGTTCCAAAGAGAAGGGTTATCTTCTGGTGCTAAGATACCAGAACAAACGAGAGAGTTTAGATTTAAACCAGCTGTTAAAGAATCAATGGTACTTATGTCAACAGTGGTTGATAATGATAGTCCGGTAAGTAGTGATGTAAGAGTTTATGCTCAGCTAGTTCTAGAACATACAGGGTCATATTCTGGGTCTGATAATTATGGTAGATTAGTACTTTGTCAAAGAGGTGCACATGGAACTTTTAATCCAATAACTGGGTCGACGGATTGGGCGCCACTATATGATGGAGAATTTTGGAACGCACGTTATTTTTTCACCGCAACTGGGTCCGGTGCTGGAACATACAATGAAGTTGCTGGTTTAAATACAACTTATCATATTCAGGTACAAAAGGCTTCTGATTATATAAGTGGTAAAATAATTCATCGTGTTAGTGCGTCATTTGTACCAACTGATACTAGCCATAAGACAGGGTGGAGTTCAGCTGTAAATGATAACCATAAACATAGGATATGTATTGGAGGTCATCCAGGTACTGGTACCTCAAAAGATCAATTTCAAGTAAATACTAACTTAAGAAGATTCATGGGAGAGACGTCTCTTGGTTTTACAAATGCCAATGGTCCAAATTTGATGATGTTTTCCGGGTCTATGCAAGAGTATCGATCTTGGTTAGAACATTTATCCCAAAAGACATTTGATTTTCATACATTGAATCCAACTTCCTATGCATCATCATTAACCGCAACATCATCATATGATACATTAGTAAGACATTATCCATTAGGAACAGATTTAAATGCCGTCGATCATACATTGACTAATCATAGATTAATGACATCATCTCACCCGGCACAAACTGTATTAGATGCACAATTGCAATATGGAGGTGATCCGGAGGATTTGGTAAATTCGGGTAGTTCTTATGCAACAATGTCATTCTTTCCAACACCTACAAATAGTCAAAGAGGAAATTATGAGCCGGTTGAAGAAACATATTATGTACAGGGAGTATCATTAGGAGCTACATTACCAAAATCACAAAAAATTAGATTTGATGATAATGAGTTAATAACTACATTATCTCCAGTAGCAACTGCAGAAACTTCTAGATTCGATAATGCATCAATTGATTCTAATCGATTAGGACTTTTTTATTCAATGGCAGATCAAATTAATAAAGAAATATTTAATCAAATAGGAGACATTGCTCTAGATGATTATGTGGGAGATCCAGATGATACATATGAACTTGAATATCATGACCTGACTGATTTTGCAAAAGGTTATTGGAAGAAGTATACAGATAAAAATGATATCAATGCATATATGAGAATTTTTAGTCAATTTGATTTTGCATTATTTGAATCTATTCGACAAATGTTGCCAGACCGTGCTGATGAGGTAATGGGATTATTGGTGGAGCCGCATGCATTAGAAAGATCAAAAGCAGTTCCATTCAAAAAACCGGAACAATCTAGTCATCATTATGAAGCACTAGTGCCTAGCTTAGAGCCATCTGCATCTACATCATATCGTTACTATGAAGGTGAGGCGTCGGGTAGTAGTGCAATGATTGGCACATTAGCATTTACACCTCCGGCCGGCGATAATGGATATTCTGATGATGGTAATTATTTTGGATCATATCAAAGAAATTTTACTTCAAGTACAGATTACTTTACAAAACAAGTTTTTCCTAAAGATTTGAGGCCATCAGTTTCTGCATCATTCTTGAATGGATATATAGTAGTAAATGAAGGGAAAGAGGGTCTACCACGTGATACCAATTATAGATGGCTAGACGCTACTTGTGGAAATTTAGCATCCCAAGATAATAATGATTTAGCTCAGAATGGGAGTATTGATCTAGATGAGGGCTTTGCAACAGATATAGTTCGTGCACAATTTAAAACATATACTCAAACAGCAACTATACAAGATTTTAAAATAACAGTTGATCATCAAGATTCGACATTAAATGCATCTGGATCTGTATCCGTAAAACTTATAACAACAGAAGATAATGCATTTGCAAGAAATAGATCAGTGAGTGCTTCTGCATTTCCATATAAACATTTAACTGAGACTAGACATTCTGAGTTGTTTAAATATAGTGGTGCAACAGAACGAACTGATACTTTTTTGTTTGCAAATGTACATGTACCAAAACAAACAAATGTGACAGTAGAATTAATTTTAAATAATCCTGAAGGATCTGTTTCAAGACCACATATTGATCATATTGGGATGATACAGACAATAAATAAAGCAGGGTATGGTGCTCAAGATTTATATATTGATAAAGTTAGGCCAAGTACTATATTTAGAAAGAAGACTTTCCATTTTCATGAAACAGATCCTACTAAGTCTTCTTACTTCAATGATGACATGAGACGTAGAAGTGGGTCAAAACATCGTAAACAATTTACTAATAGTAATCAGGGAAGGTTTTTTCCAGGACCATTAGTGTTTAGTCAATCATTAGATATAACTCAATATAGAGATGACGAATCATTTAAGATAAATTCAAAATATCTAGGATCGCAACTTTCAGCTCCCGGCGTAAATGATAATTCCGGATATGCTGAATTAAATTACGAACCTATAGTACAAGTATTTATTACCAATCCAAATCAAATTGTATATAATGCAACACCAACAGTTACAGTAGCCGGACAAGAGAATCCTGGTAACCTTGAAGTTGATTCAGGACCAGGTATTATAGTAAATCGTCCATTTAGACCAATTTCAAATGCGACTAGAAATTAAATTAATCACAACAAATATAGTTAACGGGTAAAAATCAAAAGAAATCAAAGCCGACGTATATTTATTAAAAAGATAGGGTAAATCATGGGATATTTAAACAATTCAACAATTACAGTAGATGCAATCCTTACCAAAAAGGGTAGAGAGATTTTAGCATCAGGACAAGCTAATTTCAATATAGCACAATTTGCATTAGCAGATGATGAGGTAGATTATGATCTATATAATCCAGACCATCCATTAGGATCTGCATACTATGGTGCAGCAATAGAAAATATGCCGGTAGTAGAAGCATTGCCAGATGAAACGCAAATGCTAAAATATAAATTAGTAACATTATCAAAAGGGTCTTCACAAATACCTGTTGTTAGTGTTGGTAATTTAAATAATACCGGAATTCAAATTAATTATGGGGAATCATTTACAATTGAACCTCAAACAATTAATATGCAAGCAGGAAATACTACATTTGGATATACTGCAATATTATCAGATTCAGGAGTATGTAATATTTCTGCTACAGGAGGGTCGGCTGGTACAACAGTTCCTAGATTTGTAGGAGATGCATCAGCAGCAAGAAGTGTAACAGTATCAGGAACATCATTTACTATAACCGGTAAACGTCATACTGCCAGTAATAAACAAGCAACAATATTATTTGTTGGAAATGAAACTGGTGGTAGAGTAGTTGTTCCGCTAATAGTAAATAGAGATGTATTACCAACAACAGGGTACAGCGTCGCTTAAAGGAGATAAATAAATGGCAGTAAGATATTCAAATAGAAATAATAATAATGCAAGATTGGCAGTTGATAGATTTGGTAATCAAGTATCAATGGCTACTAGTAGACCAGGGCCTACTAATACACAACTTATTCAAGAACAGGCTCAAATATTAGCTAATCAGATTATTCAAGAACAGCAGTTAGCTGAAGAAATAGCAGCACAGGGAAGAATATTTACAAATTTTGGTACTGGCGATATTAGAGGCGAATATGAAGAGGTTGTAACTAAAGGATTGTTTTCAGGTAATACTGGTAGTTTTACTACAATGTTTACATCTTCTTTATTAACTGCAACTCAAAAAACATATTATCAAGAATTAAGTTCAATAGCAGATCCTGCAAATAATAGTCAGGCAGCATCAGAATTATCTATTGCATATGGACATTTTAATGGTTCCGGTTCAGTAGATTTGACAGGTAATTTAAATAATGATACGCCATCAAGAGCTATTTATAGACAATATGCTCAATTATTATTAGCACCAAATGATAAGAAATTTACAATTAACGGAACAGATACCGATTCAATATATGTATTAAATTTTAATAGAGCAAGAATAAGAGAAAAGGTTGATCCAGGAAATTTTGAAGTTTCATTAGCTCGACTATCAGGTTCACAGTTTATTGAAGGAGCAGGTGGTAATGCTGGACAGAATTCAGAACATACTGGTTCAAATGTAAAATTAGATGGAAGTGGTGTATATGTACAAGTTATTGATGATTCATCTATTAATGATCCAAGTGCAACAGAAGGAGGTTTAGTATATAATTTAATATCTGGTTCAATCGACGGAGGAACATCGATTTTTAGTCCAACAGCTCCAGTATATTATGGATTGTTATATCCACAACATGGTGTTGCAATATTAAATGGTGATGTATTAGATACCAATACAAATTTTGGAACAGTATCAGGATCACAAGTACAAGGTGATAATACAGTTAAATTATTTCATTCCATATCATCATCTCATGGGTTAGTTGATACATCAACAAGGACAGGTGGTATTCAAGCAAGGTCATCTGAAAAGGTTACTGCAACTTATTACTTCGTACGAATTAAAAATGGTGAATATAATTATTCAAATAATCCAACATTTACAACAGGGTCATTAGGAGAAGTTGCATATTCATCATTTGCAGCTGATCCGCAAGTTTATATTACTTCAATCGGTCTTTATAATGCACAAAGAGAATTGTTAGCAGTAGCAAAACTAAGTCAACCATTATTAAAATCGTTTACAAGAGAAGCATTAATCAAAGTTAAATTAGACTTCTAACAAATAGCGATATGATATGTCAAATGTATTTAGACAAATTAAATCTGCGGACGTTCATCAAAGGCCATTTAAGGCCTATAAACAATATTATGTATTAAGTAATAATATTGGAACCGGACATGTAACACAATCCGGTATTTATTATGACGGTCGTATTGATCAAGACGGAGAGATTCCATATATTACAAATTCCGATGGAACTAATATGTATGTCTCTTGGCATGCTGTTAAACAACGTTTTTATGATAATCGATCAACTGCATTACCAGAACATGTTCTCAATCCATTAAATAAAAGATTCTTATTTATATCTTCATCTACTTTAACATTACCATACAATCAAGTTGGTGAGAGAATAAAGAATAGTACATTTCAAGTTACTAGTAGTATTGGAGATTTGGATATTAAATTACAGGATGATGGTGATGGAAATTTAGTTGATCCATTAATAAAAAAAGAATTTTTTGCTTCTTCAAGTAAAAATGTATTCTATATGTCGTTTAACGATACCTATCAATATTATACAGAATATTTAAATACAACTTTGGGTAAATTCTCTGGAAGTATTTCTTATAAATTGAATGGCAGTGACCGTTTAGCTTCATACCACGGAGACCTAGAAATAGTGCCAGGAGTAGATATAACTAGTAGTGCATATAGGAAGCCATCTGGGTTAGCTGTAAATTTCATTGAGAGTGGAGTAACTGCTGCAGGACTAGGTAGTCAGATACGAATACCACATGATGATGTTTTTAATCGATTTGGAAAATGTGATGATTGGACAATATCATTTTGGGCTAGAAATACTTTAACAATTGAAGGAGCAACTGAAACAAGTACAGATGTTATAT